GTTAAAGGACGATATGCCATGGAAGATGGGTCTGTCTCGCTTACGTGATGGTAATACTTTGACAGGATTTGTATCTACCACACCGGAAGGATTCAAATGGGTATGGTCGTATTGGGTGGATGAGCCTAAACCAGGATACGACATTGTAAAAGGCAAAACGAGTGATAACACCAAACTGCCTCCAGCCTTCATTGAATCGCTTATGCAGAACTATGATGACAGATTGCAGAAGGCATACCTGGACGGTGAATTTGTTAACCTACAATTCGGACAAACTTACTATGTATTCGACCGAGACAAAAACGTCAAAGACGTACAATATAATCCTGCCTTACCAATATCCGTGGGTATGGACTTCAATGTTGATCCCATCACGGCGGTATTATGCCAAGCCTATCATGACAAGCCGAAAGTCCGTGTATTCGATGAAGTTGAAATACACCATAACAGCGGACACGAACTGATGACAGAACGCATTGCAAGAGAGATTAAACGCCGCTATAATAACCGGCAGATCACCGTTTATCCTGATCCGTCCGGCAGAGCAAGGAAAACATCCAGCCTGTTTACAGATCACGACATCCTGCGCAATGAAGGATTTAAGGTCATAGCCAAGAGAACGGCACCGGCAGTCATTGACCGGGTTAACAGCACAAATAAGATTATGGATTCCTGTGTTATCTCGCCAAAGTGCAGAGGCTTCATCCGTGATTTGGAGCAGACAGTAAACAAGGAAGGCACGCGTGAGATTGATAAAAGCAACAAGGACTTAACCCACTTCTCTGACGGATTCGGATATTTCATTGACTTTGAATATCCGGTGCGCAGACCAACAACAAGGACATATATGGCATGATATACTTCTCCAATGCACAACAGGTCATAGCAGAAAGCATTGAACAGTTGAAAACTATCAATCAGAATAAAATGTTTGAACACAGGGACAAGCTGATTGATTATTATCAATATTCCAATACACAGAAATATATTACCAATTATTTTACCGGTACATTACAAAAAGAGTTTCCGCTTTATACGACCAATTTCACCAAACGATTAATCAACAGAATCAGCATGGTTTACAAGAATCCGCCTGTACGTCAAATAGGTATTGATGAAAACACCGATTACGCTGCATTCTTAAAGAATAAAGACTATCAGATGAAAGTCTTTGAGCGGATCCACAATCTGCTCGGCACGATGTTAATTCATACTCACTGGGATGGTCAGAAGATACACTACCGTCCTATTCTGCGGTATCAAGTGGCGTTAAATCCTGATAATCCGCTGGAAGTGGAAGCTATTATATATCCAAAAGACAAGCCGGTGGATGACACGAGGCAGAGTCAGGAGGATGTATTTGTATATTGGTCGAAGGACGAACATTTCTTAATTAACGCCGGAGGGCGCATTATCTCGGTCAATGAAGGCAATCTAAATCCGTACATGATGCTTCCGTTCGTGACGATTCAGCCAAATACGATTGTGGATGAGTATTTCAATGAGGGTGAAGGAGCGGACATTGCTCTTGCTAATCAGCAAATAGACATTTCCGCCACTATGCTGCAAAGGCATATCCGTGCAGCAGGCGGACAGTTATACGTCAATGGCAGGGTGGACGCAAGTAAGATTGAGCTGGGTTTAAATAAAATCCTCGAAATTGAGGACGGCACATTAAACAGCGTTGGCAATCAGGTGGACGTAAATTCCATCATTGCCGGCATAGAACATCAAATTAAACATATCTGTTCCAATCATCATATTGCCTTTGATTTCGGCTTGACATCGAACCGATCGGGTGTAAGTATAAAACTGGAAAACCTTGAATTGATGGAAGCACGTGAAGATGACGCTGACAAATTCAGGATGATAGAGCGTGAGTTATACCAGGTGGAACGCCAGATCATAGGTGTTATGACAGGTCGTGTATTGCCGGAGGATTTCAGCGTGGACTTTTCCGAAATGGAGTTTCCTGATCCGGATAATGAAATGAAGCAATGGGACTGGTGGATGAAGCACGGCATCAAGGACAAGGTGGATTACATTATGGAAAAAGACCCGGACAGGTTTGAAGATCGGGATGATGCAATAAAACATCTGGAAGAGAGACAGACACAGCGGACATCCAGGACTAATATATTCAGTTTGAGGACAAATGGCGAAGCAGATACTCAAAGATTACCTGTCTGATATTGACAGGTTGAAGGATGGAATCACGGAAGAGAGTGAAATGATTTTACAGGCGGTCGATTTGAAAGACCTTTTATCGATGGATACGGTCCAGAAAAAAGAATATCTGACATCAGTCTTAATGGACTTTTGGGAAGCGCAGGAGAATGTCATTAATGATGCGATCCTGCTGGGCGAGAAAAAAGCGGAAATGTTAATTAATGCCTCAAAATAAGGTTACACATATCAAGCGCATTGACTGGAATAAACTGGACTTATCACCGGAAGTGAACATCGCAGCGCAGATGATAACTAAAGATATTATTGACGGCATTGGATCGGGCAAAGATATTGACGGCAGACCATTTAAACGATTAAGTCCTGTAACAGTGGAATTTAAAAAGAAAAAAGGTTCTTTGCATCCTGAAAAGCCTTTATGGGACAAAGGCATTATGAAGGAGGTTTATGTCCGTCCTCATGCAACAAAGGCTAAACCGTTAGCAGACATCCGTGTTCCTGAAAAGGAGGACAGGGTTGCCATTGGAATTAAACACAACACAGGCAGGGACGTACCTAAACGTGAATGGTATGGCGTGGGTAAGCGAGTGCAGAAGAAATTACGCAAGGAAATGAAATTGCGATTGAACAAGAAATTGAAAATAGGCAAGGCGATATAATGCCTCTGTCATACGAAGAAGTCCGTGAATCGGTACGCATATCTATCTCTGCAACGGTGGACCATTTCATTGTCGATTTGGAGGAAGCTGTTGACCAGATGGTAATAACCGGCATGACACCAGAACGCATTGCAGCCGTCCTGCAATCAGATTTGGATAATAAAGGACGCATATTCGGTGCATTTCGTAATGGTGCGGCATCGTCTGTCAGGAATGGCGTGGAGAATGTATCCAACGCAGCGACAAATGGTGTATTCGAGGATGAAGGCTTAGACCACAGGCTTTGGAAAACAGCCGGCGTGAATGTCTGTCCGGATTGTGAAGTGCGGGCGGGTATCACCGGAACGATGGAATATTTTGAAACTATCGGTCTGCCGAAGTCCGGTTTTTCAGTCTGTCGTGCGAATTGTCAATGTCAATTAGTGCCAATTTCATACGACAAAGAGGATAATATCATATTCAAGGAAAGAAATTAATTGTATTTAATTAAAGGAGTACTTTAAGTTATGGCAGTCAATCCTACTGACTCAAAACAGGTTACCGACAATCCAAATGTCGTTAATCAGGATAACGCTGGACAGGACAGCGACATCAATCCTGCCACCTCATCAGAGGGTAAAAACTCTGATTCTAACTCGATTCCGTATGGAGTCTATAAGAAGCTGAAGGACGATTTTTCCGATTTCAAGTCCAAGTTTTCTGCGCTGGAAGAAAAGCAAACGAAGGCACGGGAATCAAAGATGAAGGAAGAAGGGCAGTTAAAAGAGCTTTTGGCGGAAAAGGAAGCAGCTTTGGAAAAGGCGGCGACCAAAGTCCAGGAATGGGACGATTATAAGACATCCAGGCGTGAATCTTTATTAACTGAAATACCGGAAGATGACAGGGATATATATGCAGGCTTATCGCTTGATAATCTTGAAAAGCACGTACAGAAAGTGCAGACCGTGAAGGGAAGTCCTTTTAAGGTTGACGGATCACCGGCAAAGCGTAAGATCGACGGGAACGCTGAATATGGCGGATATGCCTCTTATGAGGAATGGGCGGCAAAAGACCCGAAGGGTTATGTCAAGGCTAATAATTCATTAGAATCTCAAGGAATTAAGGTTGGGTATTGAGACAAAGTTTTTAGGTACAGATTATGACCCAAACAATGATTTGACACATGAAGTATTGCCGGATGGTGATGTGAAAACGACCTGCAAGGGCGAAAAAATTCGTTATATGGAATATATTGACGAGTTGGAAGAACGCACAAACAGAAGGCTCGAAGGTAAGCCGATTATTAAATCTTCTGTTGGTTATTTCAGTGGTTATGGAAAAGGGACATTAAAATCCCGTAAGAATTAACGCCTTACCTGAAGGTCTTTTGACAGTTGATGGAAGGCAAAATGGATAAATGAAATGGCATTAACAAACACGACAACCGCTGCTGGTGGACTTGGGCGTACGATAGGTGATGCGGTGATTGCTTTTAATCACGTAAACGTTATGTACCCACTTGTCACAGTTAAACAGGCAGTAATGGGGACTAATCATGTTCAATTCTCGGATTGGACTAAACTCGCATCGAGCGATGTAACAGCAGCAACCGAAGCAACAGCTACAACAGCTGTGGCGATAACTACCGCTGCAAGGACAGCAACGGTCACAGAACACGTCATTGAAGCAGACGTTGGTGATCTTGTGCAGATGGGATCGGGCGATAACCTTTCAAATAATGTTGGACCAGCATTAGGCAATGCAGTTGCAGCCAAGCTGGACGATGACCTCGTTGAACTCGGTAAAACGTTTTCACAGACAGAATCTGCCGCAGGAACAGCTCTGGCATTATCACATCTGTTTGGATCAATGCGTCAATTACGGGCAGCAGGAGCGCCGATGCCTTACAACCTTGTATTATCACCTAAACAGGTGTGGGGTTCTAAAGGCGTTATCAGCTTACTGCATGATGTTCCGGTTACAGGTACAAATGCAAAAGCAGGAACGCTCTTTGGCGCAAAAGGTGAAGAGGCGTTTGGAACAGGTTATGTAGATACATTTGCCGGTTTTAACATCTACTGGTCAGACCAGATTGATGAAGATGTTGCTTCCCAGGGTGATGCAGCAGGATTTGCGTTCTCCAAGGGTGCTATTGGACTTGGTGTAGGCGCAGAAGGATTGTTTAGAATCCGTCCACAACGTGATGAGCCTGCTCGTAAAACCAATTACACAGCCGTTGGGTTCTGGGGTGAGATTGAAATCAAAGATACTTACGGTGTATATATCTTAACCGACGTTTCTTAATTAATCATTAACAGACTTATGGGCGGGTTAATTCCCGCCCTGATAGTCAAAGGAATTTTATGGCAAAGGACAGATTTTTCAAAAAGCCAAATGGCGTGATTGTTAAATACAATCCGAATCTGCATGATTTAAAATCGTGGAAATCACGGTTTGAGGAATGTTCTGAATCCGGTGGCAAGTTGAAGAAAAAACCAAAGAAAAAATAACACCATCAGCGACCATGAGATCAGCCATGCTCGGTAAGTCGCTGGAAGGAGAAATACAAGATGGCAACACAAAGACAATTTGCAGTAATTGAAGCGCAGAATCTCGGACTGGGACAAGCGGGTGCAATATTTGAGGATGGGACAACGGCAGTCACAGCAAAGAAGGTTGTAGCAATTCAATTTTTAGAAGATTCCACATTTACCACCTTAACGCCTAATAGTGCTGATTTTATAGGCACAGCCGGCGGTAATGGTGATGCAATAGACACCAGCAATACATTTCCTAAGGGTGCGGTTATTTACGGACAATGGACTGCGTTCACATTAGCAACCGGTTCTGTTGTGGCTTATCAGGGTACATTTTAATGCTCGGACTTGGCAACAGTTTAACCTCTGCCTCTTATATTGGTTTTACCAATACCTATTCACTTGATTTCGATGGGACGAATGATTATGTGGATTGTGGAGTTAATACTCATAGTATTGCAACTTTTTCGTTAAGTTTGTGGTTCAGTTGCTCAAATGCTACAGACACCACAAATAATGCTCTTATAACATTTGGAGATAGTAATACTGCTCATTTTACTTTATCTGTGTATAACCAAGAGATATATACAACTTATGAAAATGGTAGTGGAGATGTAAGAACGACGACTGACAATCTTGATTTATTTGAAAATGATGAATGGTATCATTTAGTATGTTCTAATAGTAGCGGGACTTTAACATGGTATGTTAATGGAAGTGCTGTTACAGTAGCTACAAGCCAAACATTGACTGCCCAAAGTTGTGGAGATTTGTTTGAAATAGGAAGAAATGATAATAAGTCTGCAAATTTTAATGGGAATATCGATGAAGTCGCTATATGGAACACTGCACTTTCCGCTGGTTCTGTATCTAATATCTATAATAATGGAGTTCCAACTGATTTACTTGCCGACTCCAATTCGGCGAATCTTCAAGGCTGGTGGAGAATGGGCGATGGGACTTTGGATGATTTCAATCTTATTGCAGACCAAGTGAATCCGACTTTGGCAACTGAAGAAATAAATGATGGAGATTTTACTACAACAGGAACACAAGCAACAGATACTCAAGGTGCAGTTTGGGAAACTGAGACAGGTTGGACTATTGCGTCGGGGAAAGCAACCCTAACTAATCCTGCAAGTGCTGGTTATGACTTAGTCAATAGTTTAAGTAGTTCCAACGATAATACTGCTGTTGCAGGAAAAATATATAAATGTCAGTATGAAATAGAATCACTTAGTGCAAGTTCAGGTACGGCTACAGTTCGTACCAGAATAGGGAGTGTTGATGGTGCAGACCATACTACAACAGGTATTAAAACTGATTATATTCTTGCGACTGCTACTAATGCATTTAGAATGAGGTCAGGTTCAGGATTTACAGGGACATTAGTTGTAAAAAATATTACTGTTAAGGCAGTAAATGGGAATCCCGGTCTAATGACAAACATGGCATCAGATGATATTGTAAAGGACACACCATGAGCCACGACAACAGAAAGTGGGTAATAATTACTTTGGCATCTTATAATGATGAGCAGTTGGAAAACTTATGTGCTAATGCTATTCAGACATCAGTATCTACTTTGAGGAAAACATTAGATGGCACAAAAGCAATTTTAAAATGGGATGGAGATACACCTGAAGTATTTGACGGAATGACAACTTATAATCATTCGGAAATATTAACAGAGCTTGATAAATCAGCCTGGACTACACCATGAAGCTGACAAAT